GGTTCTGGTTCAGGTTCAGGCTCTGGTTCTGGTTCTGGTTCTGGTTCTGGCTCTGGCTCAGGCTCTGGTTCTGGTTCAGGCTCTGGTTCTGGTTCTGGTTCTGGTTCTGGTTCAAATAACTCATTTTTTATATTATAATCTTCAAATGCATATGCCCATAGTGTTATTTCAACACCCATATACATATTCACTTCTTTTTTTTTTTGTTTCTAAAAATAAAAAATTGAATTATTGAATATTATAGTAAACATGATACAATCAGTATCAAATGTCTAGATGGGATATTCTACCGGATACAATTAAAGCATATATTTTTGAGTATGACGATTTTAAATATAAAACACTAAAAAAATGTTTATATGAAATCCAAATAAAAGGATGCTTATCTAGAATGAAGTATATTCAACAAATCTATATTGAACAAACATATAATAATCATGGTGAGAGATTATATATTTACGACACAATAAAACAATATGTACCAGACTATAAATATATTTCAAATAAATTAGCTAAATGTAAATGTTGTTCGCGGCATCAGTATCAAAAACCATGTTTAAAAGACTTAGTATCTATTATTGATTATGGTAAATATTTAGATGCACAATTTACAAGACATAAAAGTACTATTTATTATTGTAATAAAGAATATTGCACGTGTCCTTGTAGAAGATATTCCCGACAGATTTATCATGTTTTATATGATTGATTAAATATTTATACACCACTAGTCCAATGTGTTTCATTTGATATAATTCTACGAATTTTTTTATCATTAATTTCTCTAAATATTTTTTGATATATTTCTAAATATTTGTCACCAAGTTCTTCATTAATATCAATATTTTCTTTCTCCCAACTATTAACAGCTTTTATATATTTATTTTGTAATATTTGTTCTCCTTTTGATATAGTACTTATAGTTTGTATTTGGTCTTTTATCCAAATATTATTATCTCGTATATATAATTTTTTACGTTTTAAATCTAAACAATGCACAGGTCTCTTATGAATACCTAATTTATTCATTCCTGTTATTAATACATTTATCATACTCGCGGTTAAATTAGTATTTAATACATCGTTTATTTCTGTTTCACCTATATTCAATGATTGAATAAAATCAAACCAATTAATAGCTTGTTTACATTCTGTTTGTAGGAAAATATTAATATTTACATTTATCTTATTATTATTATTCTTAACTTCTTCTAGATCTTTTTTCATTTGTTGATTTTCTTCGAGTACTTTATTTAAAAGTTCTGTTACATCAGTCGAATCATTAATAGCATGTTTAGATTGTACTAGTTTATTATGTTTTATTAAACATTCATGATTTAAATATGATTTCATATATTTATATGATTTTCCACAAAATCTACATGAGTACTCATGTGATATAATTTTGGTTTTTTTAATATGTTTTTGACTATTTTCATGTTTATTAAAATTATATTTTCTGTTTGTAGAATAATTACAAAATTCACAATTATACATTTTACTACATTAGTTTAATAAATTAATATTATTTAATTTATTTTAGTTAAATAATATCCAATATTATCATAAATCATAATATTAATATAATAATATATATATTAATAAATTAATAAGATGGAAGTATATCCTAAAGAAATATCTTTTACTTATACATCAAAAGAATCTAGTATTATTGAAAAATTTAGACCTAATTTAACACCTGAACAAATCTTTAAAATGGGTAGTTTTGGTGGAACTTATTGGCGACCAATAAAATCCACAATTACCGGAAAAAATCATAAAAATAGGCATATTAAATTTAAAAAATTAGGTTGGTGGAATGGAATATCAAATGATCATTTAACTAGAGATTGGAGTAAATATGATGCTAATATTAATAAATATAAAGTAAAATGTGGGTCAACCTTAGAAGATTGGGAAGAAAAAGAATGGATAAAAAAACAAGACCCATATGGTTGGGTTGAATGGTATTGTAATTTTTATAATGGACGACGTAGTCCGGATGATGAGCGTCAAATAAAGCGTTGGTTAGCATTTTGTGGTCCAAAAGGAAGATTTAAAAGCAATTTAATAAAACAAATCCAGGAAAAAAGTGGTAGTATTGATGATTATTCTATTAGTCCTGTAATTCGACAGAGTTTACAACACTGGGCATATCAAATTACAGAAGATGAAATTACAGTATAGATTTTAATCACTCGAGTTTCTTTAATTTGTTTTCCAATTGGGAAATTTTCAGTTGTAATTGGGAACATTTCACATCTAATTGGGAACATTGCACTTGTAATTGGGAAATAATTATTCGTTGACTGTCATTGTTCTCTGTCAATTTAATTGTTTGTATGTAATAATTTACACGATCTTCGTTAAGACGATTTAGCCAATTAGAATGTCGTATTGTTTTTTGATGTAGTTTAAAAGCGGTAGATGTTTTATATACTTGAGTAATTTTGGGAGTACAAGGACATCTGATATTGTTTTGAAAAGTACACGGCATACAATCAACATATGTATTATTTTTACATGTTGGTTGATAAATATCTGGTTGGCAAGATATTTCCATAATATTTTTAATTATATTTACTATATATTTACCTAAGTGGTTTAAATTATTTAAATATTTCAATTTTTTATTATTTCAAATAGTTAGCACCAGATGATTGTTCTTGTTTACGTTTTCTTGCTTTTGATAATACATCTAAAGCAGTTTTTAGTTCTTCGTCAGATATAATTCCATCTTTATCGATGTCTACTTCATCGTGAAATTTTTTCATGGTTTTAGGTAAAACACATATCCGACTATTTTCATTAAATATATAATCAGCAAACAATATGAAAACAATAGTTAATAATATTGAAGTGACTATATCTTTAGTGCCCACAAATGTTGCTGAAAAAATAAGAATTTGTCTAGCTAAAGATGATGTAAGATATGCTTCTTGTGATTTGGATAATCCAATACTGACATATTTAGAACCGACGTTTAACATCAACATTGCAATACCCGCCGTAAATTTACTAGAATTAACATTTTTCAGTAAGTTGTTTATAAATTTACTCTTAAACATTTATAATATATCTAGACAATTTTTATTTTTTTATCTAAAAAAAAAATAAAGATTAATATAGATAAAACAAATCCAGTAGAAATATTTTTTTTAGTAAATATAATATTTTCATTTTTTTTAGGAGGTAGTGTATATTTCTTTTGCATAATTTGAATAAAATTACTATATGTCATCTCTTCTTTACCATTCAATTTATTTACTTTATTATGTATAAAATGCATCCATTTTACAAACATTACACGTGAATCTAAATATGGTTTGACGGGATATGTGTTGAGTAAATCAGCAAACTCATTTGCAACTTTTGTATTTGGTAAAAATAATGGTAAATTTTGTATTAAATCATAGTATTTTCGTTTAGCTGTATCATTTGGATTTTGAGGATATGTGAATGAAATAGTATGTAAAATAAACCAAAATTCTTTCCCCCATATTAGTGGGTCTATTTCTGGTGATATACTTATATTATTCATATTATTATTCATATTATTATTCATATTATTATTCATATTATTATTCATATTATTATTCATATTATTTAACGAAATAAATGTGGTTACGAAAAAATCTTAAAATATTAATAAAATATATAATAAAATGAAGCATAAAAAATTGTTAAATTGGACTGATAAAAAAATGGATGAACTATCCGTTCAATTATCGGAAGAATGTATGATATGTGATTTTGTAAATACAGATGAATATAAAAGTGCTCATCAAATATGGAATAAAAAATGGAGTAGAGAATTACAAGATAATAAAAATAAATTTAATAAAAGGTTTAAACGTCGTAATTTAAATGAAAGAAATATTAATATGAGATTAGGTCAATTAAATACATTATTTGTCAGTTATAGGTCTGTTTTAGTTGATCCAGAATCCACCACATATGAAAAACAACATGCAAAACATAAACTAATTGAATTGAACCGAATGAAAAATCTATATTTTTCGCATATAAAAGATAACATAAATAATTTAAATATTAGTACTAAAATGGATAATGATTATTTAGAAATTTTATTGTTCGCATTTGTACCCGCAAGTTTTTTGACCGGATACTTTGGTATGAATTTTACATCAATGGGAAATCCCGGAAAAAATACTAATGATTCCGGTCTTTTGGTAAGTAAATATGGTCATTATTATGCTTTAGTTATGGTATTTTTAAGTTGTGTAGCATCGTATTATATGGTGTCTACTAATTTTTTCAATCCAGATGCTGGAAAAATATCTAATGTGCAAAGATTTAATAAAATATTAACTATGCCGGAAACACATGATTATCTTAATACTACAAACAACATTTAAACAACATTTAAATAGAAAAATAAATAAATATTAGATTAAATGGGTGATATTATTTATTGTAATAATTGTGGTAAATTAGGACATCAATATCATCAATGTAAACTACCTATTACAAGTTATGGAATAATATGTTTTAGAAGAAGTCCATTCGTAAGTATTGATATTTCAAATTCAATTATTCAACACTCAAAAAAATCAATAGAATATTTATTAATTAGACGAAAAGATACCTTAGGTTATGTCGATTTTATTCGTGGAAAATATCCGATTAATAATATTCAATATATAATGAATATGTTGAATGAAATGACGAACGATGAACGTAGAAGAATATGTGAAGTAGACTTTAAAATATTATGGAATGATTTATGGGGTGAAAAGTCTAAAGTAGGTGTTTATCAAAGAATAGAAGAAAAAAATTCAAACGATAAATTAAAACAACTCCGGAACGGTATTTATATAGATACTGTAAAAACAACTATTGTAGATTTGATAGAAAATACAAAGAGAAATTGGGAAGAACCCGAATGGGGATTTCCAAAAGGACGACGAAATCATCTTGAATGTGATTTAGATTGTTCAATAAGAGAATGGGAGGAAGAAACTGGATATACTAGAAATAATTTGGATTTTATTCAAAATATTTTGCCATTAGAAGAAATATTTACTGGGTCAAATTATAAGTCTTATAAACATAAATATTATGTTGCTGAATTTATTTCGAATAAACAAGATTCTAAAACAGATTTATGTGACACATTTGAAAGAAATGAGGTTGGTAAAATGGAATGGAAATCTTTTTTTGATGCATTATATTCTATTAGACCATATAACTATGAAAAAATGATTTTATTAAAAAATCTTCATGATATATTATCAAAACATATAATATAAATATTATGAATCTCAAACTTCCTATAATATTAGGCACATTATTTATGATTATAAATACATATCATGATGGTAAATATATAGCATTATTGAAAAGCTGGAAAAAATATTATGTAATGGGTGGTTATTTGTTAATTGGGTTTTTTGTTATATCATTTATTAATAAAAATCCACAAGATGGGCTTTCTTTAGTTAAACATGCCACAAATACTATCAAATATATGCCTATTGATAAAGAAGCTAGTAATTTTTTATTACCTGTTTTAAAACATGCAACATCGTTTGTAAGACCAGAACAAGATATTAACTCTAATCAAATGTATTCACTTCATAGAGATTATAATTTTCAAACTAAGGATAATAAACTTAAAGAAACATCGACTACTACAAAACGTTCTGTTGGTGAAACTAAAAAAAAATATATTGCTGCTAAACAAAATTGGACATGTGCACATTGTAAATGTCAATTACCTGCATGGTTTGAAGTTGATCATATTAAACGATTACAATATGGTGGGACAAATGATATTAATAATCTTGAAGCATTGTGTCGTGATTGTCATGGTAAAAAAACTGCGGAAGAACATTTAAATATTATTTAGTTATATAATTAATATAAATGGGGAATTATAATAGTGTTCCAAAAGTTTCATTTGAAAATATACAAAATCTGCTAAATAATGATAATGTACTAATTCTTAGTACGTTATCAGAAAACAATCAATATTGTCTTATTAAAGGAACTTTAGATATTTCACAAGAAGAGGTTACTATAAATAACTTAATTAAAACGAATAATTTTTCTAAAATAATAATTATCTATGGTGAAAATGATCATGATTCTTCTGTTTTTGATAGATATTCTCAACTTAAAAAACTAGGATTTAAGCAGATTTATATGTATCTTGGAGGAATATTTGAATGGCTGTTATTACAAGATATCTATAGCTGTGATAAATTTCCTACATTTTATAATGGAATAAAAGAGCAGAATTTAATATGTTCTTTAGATTATAAACCTAAACCTAGTACTTTAATTTAATATTTTAGTTAGATGTTAATATTACTATTCATATTATCTGTGTATCCAATCATAATTAAATGATACTATATTATTAGTATCACTATTTGTCCTAGATCTTTCTGATTTATTTGTTGATATCGCCTTATTCGCTTTTGAGTTTATTTCAAATATATTTAACGCTTTTGAATAGTAAAATATATCTGCGATACTACCGTAATCCGTATTGGCATTATTATTAATATGATAATCATTATTATTTTGTGTTATTATTCCCTCCATTTTTTTACTTGTTATCAATGTCCCATTGATATAAATATATATTATATTTTGCTTTACTGAAATAGTTAAATGAAACCATTTTTCATGTGGCAACCAATTAATAACTATTATATTATTATTATTAGTCACCCCCGATGCCTGAGCACCATCTGTGTCAGTTATAATATACAAATTACTAGAAATAGTGCTGTTCTCATCTTCGTAATAACCTAAGTAAACTCCGGGACAGTTAATATTTAACAGTTTACCTAATGCGGCCCCATTATATATAGTGTCATCACCCTTTGAAAATATATGTATAACAGAGGAGGATGAGTCTAGACAATTACTATGAATAGTATGTGATTCGTCGTTATTAAAGGTACAACTCACATCAATAGTACTTACGGGGCCAATTTTTGTATTCAACCACATTGTATATGTAAACTCAATGCCATTACTTTCATTAATTGAACGATTAATTTCAATTGTATTATCCTCAACCTCTTCAGAATCAACAGAATCAGGTCCTGATGTTTTTATTTTTACATATTCTGATCCGGTTAATCTACCTGATAATATAACTGTTTCTTTGGACATATTTGAATAATATTGTGTTAATATATATAATATTACCTTAGTTAATATATATATAATAACTAGTAAAACAAGTACAAAAGATACTTTTGATGCAGGAGAATCTGGCTTTCCTAATATAGAGTTTAAACTTTTGGGCATTTTGTTTAAAACAGAATCCATTATATATATACTAATAATAATATTATTGCTAATATTATTGTTAATATTATTACTAATATTTAACAAAATACAAATAATATAAAATTAATTATATTATTATAGAACCAAAATTACTACTATTTTTAATAATATCTAATTCCAAAGTTATATTATCAGGATCCTGTGTTAAAATATAATTATAAGTATTATATATTGATTTTATTTCAGTATGCGTTAATGCTTTTGCATAATATTTATAAAATGCTAATAATACATCCTCATGTCCCCAATTTGGAGATGATTCACAATACTTTCCAATATTAACGGTCGGGGAAATCTCCGTTCTGGGGGTTAATTCTATCGGATGTTTTTCTATTGTTTGTACTAAACTTCCATCTATATATAAATCCATAGTATTAACATCTTGTACTATTGTTATATGGTTCCATTTTTGTAATAATATATTATCATGCTCTATTATTAAATTGTCCTCTTTATTACTAGATTTATTTTTAGATTTTACTTCTAATGTAGCTAAGCTATCTAATTTAACACTAAACTTAAAATCATGCGAATCTAATCCATGTTCTAGTATACTCATATTTTGGTCAGTTTGAGGTAGTTCAGTTATAAATAACCAAAATGAATGAGTAAATTTTAAATTATTATGATCATTTTTTTTTAATTCTGCCGCTTCTTTATCTGTTGCTGTATATGCTATACCATCATGTAAGTCAATAAAGTTTTTGGTGTGTATTTTAAAGTATGTTAAGTAAAAAATATATAAGAAACACATAACAAGTAATAATCCTAAAATAATCTGTACCGTATTATTTAGTTTCATAATTTATGATATATATATATATTATTTTTTTCTTTACTTATTAATCGTTGTTTAATCTATATTATTTTCAGGCTAAAATAACAATATGGTTATATTAATATATTATTGTTTGATAAAGATACCATCCTTAATTAAGCCGGGCATAGATGTTATACGGTCATCACCTATAATAAGTTGGTTTATATATATATCACCAATTTTTCTTATATAATATGGTTGTATCATTACTAATAAATTATTTATATAAACATAAATAGCACTACCATTATATTTTATTTGTATATCGTTCCATTTATAAAACATATTTATTGGTGTGGTAAATTTTAAATAATATGAATCCATTTTTTTCATCTCTATGTCTGTGGATGGAATATTAAAATCAGTGCTATACTCAATATTACTTATATCTCTAATAATATATAACACTAATTCTTCAGTAGTATGGTCTAATGCTAATTTACAAAAGTCTATATTTTTATCATTATGTTTCTCTCCGAAATTTAGTATTTCCGTATATGAATAGTTATCATGTGTTTGTCCGGTTTCAACATATAAAGAAAAAAATATTTCAAATTTTTCTAGGATATTATTATCAGTATTAATTTTTTGTTTCATATTTAACTTTCGAGTTCCATACTCTAGATTGGTAAGATTTATAATAGTGTTATCTGTATTTTTATATGAATAAACTATATTTGGTTTTAAATCGTTCATTGTAATATCACTCATACTAAGAATTATTATTAGTATTATTACCATTAATATTGCTAATAGCATTAAAGTATTTTGTAGAGTTGAACGTATATTTATGTTTAAATTAAAAAATTTATATACAAGATAAGTATTAATTATAAAAGAAGCACAAATAAATAAAATATATATAATTAAATTTATTTGTATGTTCCTATTATAACGTTTCTTGGCTTTTTTATATTTTTTCTTGGCTTCTGTCGTGGGTTCTGTCGTGGATTCTGTCTCTGTTGTCTTAGGTTTAGAACCCACAAGACCAGTATCACTTGTTCCGCCATATGTAACTTCATTATGCATGTTTAATAAATAAAAAAAAGAAATATTGAAAATTATAAAAAATGTCAATACATTAAAATTCATATTATATTTTGTATATATATTTTTATATAACATATATTATATGGCTGTTTTAAAATCACCTGCTGAAATAGATTTACAATTACATTCAAACATGAATGCGTTACAAGCCGAAAATAAGTTATTGAAAAAAAAAATAGAAAAGATGGAAAACACACATCTTAATATTTCTGATAGAATTGATAATTTTATCGATTTGTGGTATGAAGAAAATAAAGACTTAGTTGATATAGGTGAAGTTACTATTGGTGGGAGATTTAAAGTTGATTTAATACCGGATGAATTAGAAAAACGATTATACAGTAAAATGTTAAAAATTGCTTATGCGTTTATTTCACGAGGAATACAAAGTGAATTATCATCTTTATCAAATTAAAAATAATTATACCCCAAATATATTATTGCTTATTTTTATGTTATATATAATATCTTTATATAATGATCGGTCAAAAATCAAACCTCTGACAAAAATGAATAAAACACTCTTATTCATAATTACATTATTATATTTTTGATAGGATGCAAAAAATATACATATTAAGTTCCTAATATATAATTATGTCTAGTTATGATATTGGGTATTATAGTGATCATTTGATAATTCAAAAAGTGTAAATGGTTATATCATCTAATTTTTTAATCAATAATTGGTACTTCTCCTTCTTGTTGTAAACAACGAAATACTGGATTCTTATTTACCCATTTCTTTTTTTTATTAGGTGATGCTGGCTTCTTATTTAGTGTAGGATAAATAGAGTTTTCTTTATTCATTTGTTTTACATAATTATAATAAGCTTCTTTTTCATATTTATTAATTGGTTGCCAAATATTTTCAGTTTTATATTGATAAATTTCTTTATTATTGGGATACATTTTTTCTAATAGATGACAAATTAGCACTAGACTATATGTTTGGGTATTAATAATCATTAGCATTACAAATACAAAGTATTGTTTTAGTTGACTCATAATTATTATTCGTTAAATTAAACTAATAATAATAATTATGTTTTTTTTTATTTCAATTTTTATTAAACATAAAATAGTAATAAATTTTATAGTTACTATTTTTTAATTACTTTGATGTTTATTAAACAGTTACTTTGAGGTTTGGCACCAAACATATCACATATGTTGCTATTTTTTTCTGCGATTTCTTTTTTTTTTCGATTGGGAGCACGATGCTCATATCCATGTATTCTTTCATATTCTATAATACTCCATATATTTTCTAATAAGAGTACTGCTGCTTTAAACCAAATACGATTACGACATACTAGGACACAACTATACTCTTCTAATTTCCAATAATTGTTTTTAATCCATATTCTATTCGGTTTATTCATCTGTATTTCTTCCCATTCTTGTAAAGCATCCTGAGATAAGTTTAGATCGGGGTATTCATAATTGGGTATATCATTTTTATTAAAACACATATACATGCCTTTTCTTTTTCCATCTGCTGTTATAAATGGAGTATCGGAATAATCATTCATATACTCGTTATATGAATGATATTCAGTGAATCGTGTTTCCCAAAAATCACATTCATTTAAATTACATACATGCATTTGTAATTGCATCTGTATCCAATAATCTTTTTTGGGTATTCCTGTTATTTTTCTATTTACAATATTCTTTATTTCTAGCATTCTACCATATAAATGCGATGTACTATCAATATTGATTCCATCTGGTGATGCACCTAAGAACTTATGATGAGCATCTTGAATACATCCAAAATCTTCTATTTGTGTTTTATATTTATCTTCATAAATACTTACCGAAATAGGCTCATATTTTTGTCCCCAATGTAATGAGCTGTCCATGTTTATATTTGTAGTTTTTCTCGGAATATTTGGCTTACATTTTTCGTAAATTAAACTATTTACCATGGATGGAGAACCATAAGCTTTTCCAGCTGAACTTGCGGTTATTAGATTATATCTAAAATCATACCATTCTTGTGTTCTTTGTTCGGGTTGATATTTATTGCGTAATATATTTATTTGTTGAGATATGCGTTCTTTTTTAATAGATGTTATTGGTTTACATAAATGTCTATAAGACCGTCTAGGCATAATATATAAAAAGTATAACCGCTTTGCTTCCTGAATTAAAATACGTAAATCTTCTTCTAAGGAAAATGATAAAATATTTTCAAAGGTTATTAAGAGATGTTCCATTAATAATATATCTAATTCATCGTCGAAATTTTCTTCTGCTAGTTTTAACGGATGTTCTTTAAGATATTCATCTATTGAATGAAGAACTATATCTACTATATGTGTCTTATCATATGATGTTAGAATTGGATCGATTGCTATTTTTTTTAGTATCTCATCGGTACTATTATCATCCATTATTTATTTTAAATGGGGGTATTCAATATATTATTTTCAATTTTCTATATTATAATCATATAAATATTTATATGAAAACTATTAAGTTTTCGTATTCTGAAAATAATACTGAAAATGATAAAATAGATAATAGTGACAAAAAAATTAGAGTTAGTAGTTCTTTTAATTTTAAATCTTTAAATTGTGAACAGTATAATAATGACGTGTTTTCTTATAACGAACAGCTTTCTATGATTACAAAATTATATTCCGCAGAAAATTTTATCAAATCAAACGAAGTATCATCCGATATTAAAAAGAAAATATCGTCTTATATGCAACAAGATAAACTCAAAAAATTGTATGATACTACAAATTTTATAACATTTCCGCAAGTTATTGAAAAACTTGTTATATCTAAACTGAAATGTTATTATTGTAATAATTCTGTAAATGTAATCTATAAATATCAACGATCTCCATATCAGTGGACTCTAGATAGAATTATGAATGACCAAGGTCATAATTTCAATAATACTGTGGTTTGTTGTCTTAAATGTAATTTGAGTCGTCGATGTTTGAATAGTGACAAATTTTTATTTACTAAAAATTTACATATTATTAAAAGTTAACTTTAAACACATAATTAAAACTTAAAACTAAACGAATTATGTTATTAAATGACTACAAATTATGTTTCTCAAAATGACCTATTAATGAAAAATTTGAAATCTTATTATTCTAATATTGAACATATGGATACTATGATACAAATTATTAATGGACAATCTCATATTTCATTAAGAATTGTTGACTGGTTTACTACTAATTACTCAAAACAATATTATACTGTTTATGATGTTTGTAAAAATAATGATGATATTATTCGTTTTAAGGTATTTGATGATTATAAACTTAAATTAAAAGCATACTCTAAACGTAGGTTTGACCCGTTTTGTCGATGGGACCGTATTTCTTTTCCATATAAAAATGGTCTACATATTCAAACAACGATTGGACAGTTAAATTTTTTCAAATGGGCTATTGAAAATGATATTATTAAATATATTAATGATAATTATACTGATATTGATAATGATATGAACACCCGAAATAGTCAAAGTAATACTAAACTACGTGATAAACAAAAATTAAATTTATCTAGTTCTAGAAAGAAAAGAACTGAATTATCATTGTCTGCCGTCAAAACGATTAAAAAAGAAAATATCGAAATAGAAATATCATTTTCTTAACATATTCAGTTTAATATTTATAACAGTATATAAACTATATACTAATATAAAACGTTTTTATTTTTTATATTAGTATACTAGTAACCTATTAAATTATGTTTTCTACAAAAATTAAAATATATTTACTTTTTGTCACCAAGTATATTCTAAAATGAATGAATTGTGTATTACACCTTTGGTATTTTCAAATGAACACTATAATGCCTAATATTCGAAATGGACGGAATTATATATTAGGAAATGAAGATGTTACAAAATAATAATGTAATTTTTTCTCCGTAATATATATATATATATATATATATGATATATATATATGATATATAGAAATCAATTTATTATATGTAATGGTTTATCGGATGATAAAAAAAATGAATTGGACCTTAAATTCATTAAATTAAATTCAAACAGATATTTATATTATAAAAACTTAAACTATAAAATATTTAATCAAAATGAAAATCAGATAATATTAATTGGATTTTGTTTACAATCTGATCCTAGTAGAAAACAAAATTTAAATGATATTTTTAATGATGATATAGAAGATATTGAAATAGTGTTATCTACTTTAGTTGGTAATTATATTGTTATCTATAAAGATATGATTTATAAAGATATTGGTAATTTATATAAACTATTTTTGTATAATAATAATAATGAAATATTAATATCTAATAATGCGTTGATATTTAAAAATGTATTAAATTTAGATTTAGGTACAAAAACACAATTTGGAGGACATAACAGTAAATATTGTCCACCAGGTAAATCTGCTTTTTCAATGGTAGAGTCGCTTTATAATAGTCAAAATATAAATATTAACGGAAAAATATATCATAATTATTTAATAAAAGACAAATAATAATAAAAATAACATTAAATAACTTTGTTAAAATGTATACGGAATATTGTTGCCAAATGATTAGTAATCTTTATAAATATTTAAAAGATAAAAATAAAAAATTATTTTTAACCTTAACAGGGGGAAGAGATAGTAGAATGATATTAGCTGTATGTTTGCATTTAAAAATTCCATTTGAAGTAATTACTCTTAAAATAGATCAACCTGATATAGAAATTTCCAAAGAAATATGTGAAGAATATAATTTGAAACATACAATTATAGATTTTCATAATTTCAAAATAAATACTAATAAAAAAATAGAATGGGAAAATATAATTGGGGATGAATTTGTTGAAAAAGATAATGAAATTATAAAAAAAGAAGTATTAGAAAGTATTATGAATGATGGTGATTGCATTATATTTGGAAATGGACCAGAATGGGCCGGAGTTAATAGGAACCTGCATAAAACTAATAATACTGAATATACAAAATGGATAGAAAAATATCCGGAAAAACTAATACCTTTAAAAAATAGATTTTTTTTAGAAGTTCGTGTGGGGTCTTGGCTGAGTAGTATTCAACATAGCTATGATATGTGTAGTAAAATTCAACGATTTAGCTTTCCTATTTCTGAAAAAATAGTAGCTAATGCATTTCAATTAGGTTCTGAACGTACGAAACTAACTATAAATCAAAATGTAATTAAATTATTAATCCCTGAACTAAATAATATTAGATATCACTAAATAACCCATCTCATAAGTGAAGTTCTATTACAACTATCAATTTTACAAACTTCTACATAATTTTTTATTTTTAGATAATATTTTACAGCAGAATTCTTATAATCAATTGAATGATGAACAATTAATATATTATTATATTTTTTAAAATGTTCATTTGAAAATTCCAAAGGTGTAAATAATATATGATAGTATTTGATAGTATTCGATAAAATGTATAAAAAATAATATATTTTTATACATTTTATCGAATTCATAAGGGTCATAATCTCCTTGATGAATTACAAATCCACTAGCATATTCTGATATAGGAAGTTTATAGATTATTTTAGCCTTAGCTAAATATACTATTTTATTTAACTCATCATAAGATAGTTTATAATCATCATAACTATTCCATAGTTATCCATTATTTTGTACCCCTATAAAATATATACACCAGCCACCACCTTCATGAATTCTCCATAATAGTTGAGTATATAATTTATTGCGTTTTTCTTCTGTTATATCAGTTAATTGGTGTTTATATTCTACGCATCCATAATGACATTCGTGTGGTAATTCATTCAATGATATGTCACTTTGTCCAAGTATCATTTATATATTATTTTTATTTTTTCATTTGGAATTATTTTTAATAATTTATTAAAAATAATATTATATAAATAGAATCTTTCTATCTTTTTATCATAATCTTTTTTACAATTATAATCATTATCTAACCAATTATTAAATGTATTTTTAAGACATTCATCGTCTTGAATATATGTAATTGCTAATTTTAATGGTTCAATTAGTTTTTGATTATCTATATTTTCAAAATTAAGTTGAATAAGTGTTGTGTAAATTGTTTCCTTGAATGAATTTGTAAATTTATTTAATATATATGTTTTATAAAGATATCGTGTTTTAAATTGTAAATAATTTAAATTTAGTTTGTTAAGACGATTTTCATAAAAATAATAATATTTATCTATTAAATTTAAATAATTATTTGAATATAAATGTTGTAAAGATCCAGAAAATTTAATAATATTTATGTCAATAAAATCAAATATACTATTTCCAATATTAGTATCAAACTGTTTTTGATCTATAATTTTTTTATTTACAGCATAATATATAGTATCAATAAGTTCATTTAAATAAAATATAGTTTCATTATCGTGTTCATTTAATTCATATTTATCATAATT